GTTTTTTTTAAAAAATTCCTAGTTTATTTTACTGCTCTAGAGGGGCAGTGTCTATTATTATGTCATTGTATGTTAATCTATTTCTCCAGTGATGTATATCCTGAAGAAGAAGGAACTCTTTACTGAATGCAGCTAGATTCTTCCCGTAGGCTTGCTTATATTCAAAAATGTTGTCTCTTAGACTGTATCTCTTATACTTGTTCTTAATGGCAGTCTTATGGGCCTCAGTTATATTTGTGAGACGGTCGGGCATAACATAATCAGCTATCCTCTTGTAAACAGTAGGTATCGAGCCAGCTGTCATGCACATGTAAACAGCAGTCGCATGTTCTTCAGCAGTTAACTTTGAAACAGTAGACACCTCACGGACTGCATCAGTTATGTGACCAGTATGGACAAATCTTTGCGGTAGTCTATATGTACTCACGTCGCCTGTTATAGGGTGAAAGAATATAAATTTTGATAAAAACAGGGTCATATATTTTGAGCACATAAATGACGATAACTTGAGAACTTGGCCTAGGCCGTGCTTTCTAGGTGTATCACTTGTGGCATAGACTTGATGTAAGGCAACTTTGAAAACTTCTACTTTTTCTTCAGCAATGCCGACTACTGCATCATCACCTGCTACTAATGGTTGAACTTCTGAAAAGGGAATACCAGCTTTATAAGCAACAAAATAACAGTAGGAGAGCACACGAAGTGTATTCCCCAAAGTAGTAGATAAGGTATGACCGGAAAAAACTGTTCCTTCCAGAGTACCTTGGATAGCAATAGCATTACTCTTTGGGTAAGTCAGCTTGATAGAATATTTGTTAGAAGTTAATTGTTCAATATAATCGTCTATGTAACAAACTGGTACGCCTTTCGCAAGTAATGATTGACTCAAAAACATCCTAAGAAAGCGACTGTCAACTAGATCCATTAGAACTTTATGTTGGTGTGAGTCATGTTGTGACCCGTCCCAAGCTAGCTTCATGAGATTCTTCAGCAACCTTTTGACTAGTATACATAGTCCGTATGGACTTACTCCGTGACAGACACCCAACTTGTGTCCTGCGATACGAGTTTCCTTTAAAATACTGATCAAATCAGCATTTACCGCAGTTAACAACAATAAGGTGTGATCTTGAGGATTCATAATCATGCGTGGTCTCGGATTGTCGTAATTTACCTCACCAGCTTTCATCATAGGAGTAAAAGTCAAACGACTACACATTTTTTCCCATTTAGCACTGAGTTGTTTCCACCCATTCCAGTAAAGATTCTTCTTCGAGGACTCCACATTTTTAAAATGTTCTTCAATTGTCCGGTATTTTATCACGGAAGGGAATATCATTGCATCAAACCAGACATCCAAGAAGTCAGCATATTCTTCTAAAATTTCATCTGAAGGCTCAAGCATGGCTGAAAGCTGTCGGTGAAGCAGTGCCTGTACTGTACCTTGGAATTTCTTTGAGAAACAAGTCCCTTTACTGGGCCATAAATCAGCTTTGTGCTCGTAAACATATTCTTCGTCGGGTCGTTCTTCCAGGTTGACTATGAATTCATACTGACTGACTTGAGCACCCGACTTTGAGAAAAACTTCAACTTTGATTTTTTGTTTTTAGTGAAATCAGGCCGAGGCGCTGGTGGTTGATCAAGCTTAATGAGATTACCACCACCTCTCACATACACAGATTGAGCGATATCATATAATTGTTGGAAAACTCTGTGATGTGAGGTCGGGGTCTCAGAAGTGGCAATAACAGTGTCCAGGTTTGCCGCATGATTCAACCTGCCCATATCAGTTAGAGACATTACTCTACAGCCAACATAACGATTTTCGATACCAGGTAGAGTAGAGTCATAAATCATTTCAAGAGGTATATCAATGACGGCATTTACTCTTTCACGGATTTCTAATCCTGGGTGTCGAGATAAAAACTTGTCGACCATCTTCATTAGAGGAGCAAATATCCCTTCTCTCGTGCCTCGACTAGCT